TTCCGATTGCTAGACCTAGAGAAGTTCTTAGAGTAGAACCTGACTCGACCACAAAGTTAGTACCATTGCCGATAATAACTCCATTGTCTGTGGCAGTTAAACCTGCAACATCAGCTAACTGAGCATCATAGGCTTGAACATCTGTGCCAATAACAAGACCTAGGGCAGTTCTAGCAGCAGAGGCTGTAGAAGCTCCTGTACCACCAGCAGCGATAGGAATAGTATCTCCGCTAGTACCAGCTTGTAAGTCCTTTAGATCAGACATAAGCTGACGAATAGCATTATTAATACCGCTAGGCGCACAGCCTTCTGCAATATTGATATTGTTAATATCGGTATTATTTGCTGGGTTTATATCAAATTCTGAGATTTTGGTTTTTGCCATGATTTTTCCTTAATTATCGTTAGTCTAACAAAGATGGAGCAGAAGTTCCACCTATTACACCTGATGCTGTGCTTTGTCTAATAGCTTGTTGTCTTAAATATTCATCTGTTAGACCTAATCTATTAAATAACCTTGCTTGCACACTAGGATCAATAGAAAATAACTCAGGAGCTAATTTCTCTGCTGTGATTGACCCAGTTCCTCTAGTAGATCTAATTAAATAATCTCTAGCTCCACCCATTAATCCTTTATTAAGAATCTGTGGCACTAAATCAGTTTCACCTTCAAACTCTGCTTGAGATACTGCTTTTGGCTGAGTTCTTGAACCACTTGTAAGCTGTAAGTCCACACCCCTGATTGCTCTCTCTCTAGCCAAATTAGCCTCTAGTCCTGTAAATGACTCATCACCTAACAAAACACGAAGTTGGTCTCTTTTCTCTGGAGATCCAAATACTCTGCGAACAGCATCTGCACCATCAGCACCAGAGTTAATCTTTAGCTTGACTGCATCATAAGCACCTACTGCAAAAGCATCTTTTTCTGCAGGGCTTAGTGCATCAAAAGTCTTTTTAAGCTCTCTTGCATCTAAATTAAAGAAGTTCTTGCCTTCTTCAATAGCATCAATAATAGATGTTGTTCCAGAATAGGCTTGTCTTGCTTGCTTATACTCTACTGGCACACCTTCATAGTCATCAATAAACTTAACAAACTCTGCTCGCTTTTCTTTTAACTTACTTAGCTCTGTCTTGCCAATACCGCTTGTAGGCATCTTTGCAACAAACAAAACATCATCTAAGCCTCGCTTGATATAGTCAGCAGTTTTTAGGTCAATGACATTGTTTGTTTCTGTAAGGCTTGGCAACTTAATGCCATCATATTCAGCAAGTGTTTGAGCTTTTTTATAGGCTTCTTGAAACTTAGGTAACTTCATAAAATCATCTAATGATTCACCACCAATAACTACATCTTTCTCATAAGCCTTTTGATAAAGTGGCTGAGACATCTTTGCTCTAGTTTTAATTAAGTTATCAGCTAAATCTAAAGCATCAGCATTGGTCTTAAATGCGTTTTGGAAGTCTGTTAATACTCGTTCTGCCTGACCAGCCTTTCTTTCCTCTACCAGCTTTACAGCAGCACTAGAACCACTTGGATACAAAGCAACTACCTCGCCCAATCGTTTAGTGGCATCACCGCCAACTTCCATGATTGTTTCTGGTTTATAGCCAGATTTGCGGATTGTGTCCATTGCTTGTCTAACTTGATCCACAGTTAGCTTGTCTTGTTGCAATGCTTGGATAATTTTTGTATCAGCTCTGCGCTGAACAGCATCATCAGAAAGACCTAGAAACTGAGCTGTTTTGCCAGTAATGTTTTTAACAATTGGAATATTCTTTGTGGCTTCTACTACAGATTGTGCGCCTGATTGAATACCAGTAACTTCAGCAGTTTTCTGTAATGTAGATCCTAGAACTTTTCCACCAGCCAAAGCTACAGGAGACAAAAAAGCACCTAGTTGTGCGCCTGTCTTAGCATTTTCTAATCTTTTACCTTCTTCAGCTTGACCAGCACCAGTAATACCGCCAAAGATTGTTCCACCAGCAGTTGTGCCAGCAACAGTCTTTACAGGTGTAGAAATTCTTTGTCCTGCTCTGACCAATGAAGGAATCTTTGATAAAACATTGGCTGTTCCGCTACCTGCAAGAAAAGCTGTAGGAAGTGATCCAGCAAGCTCTGTTCCTACCGCAGCTACTGGGTTTTCTGCTTCAAACTCTTGTTTAGCGAATTGAATAGCAGCCAAGTTTTGCTCGTATGGCTTCTTATTAGTAAGAGTCTTAATAGATGCCTCAAACTCATCACCAAAGCCAAATGATAGACCTTGTAACCCAGACTTAACTAATCCGTATTCGGCAGTTAATCCTTGTGCTTTAGAGTAGTTCTCAGCAGCTTTTAGGAATCTGTCTTGTGTGTATCCCTCGCCTTGAAGATATTGTCTAATTTCTGAAGCAGATGCCTCTGGCTTCATAAGCATAGCTCTTGAGTTTAGCTTATCGACATTTCTCAATATTCTTTCAAAGTTCTTGTAGTCAGCCATTATTTTTTCTTTCCTTCAAGACCATTGTTCTTGGTAAATTCATCTAAATTAAAACTTCCAGCTCTTTCTCTTGCCAAGCTAATATTCTTACCTGCTGCACCTGCTTGTAATTTAGCTAATTCAACTAAGTTTGTAAATCTCTCATTCTTTTCTAAAATAACTGTTGGTGTATCACCTTTTTGTGGGAAGTATGACTTTGCATATCCTTTTAACTGTTCTCTTGTATAAGCAGCACCAGTTCCTAGTGTAAGAGCAGCATCTAAAGCATCTAACTGTGCAGCTTCAGCTCGCAATCGATCCTCTGAAGATATTTTACCAGCAAGCATATTAGTTCCCGGAATATATTGTAAAAAACTACCTTGCAACAATTCTGGGAAAAACTCAGGCTTTAATGCTTCTTCATTCTTCTCGCCAACTTTCTTGAGAGTGCCTAAAGCATTTTCTAATCGACCACCTAATGTAGCAGCCTTATATTGAGATTCTGTTGGCTTTGCACCTTCAGCTTGCTTATCAATTCTAGCAATATAAGATTCTTCCATCTTAGCCAATGGATCTAATCTCTTGAAAGCTGTTTCTTCGTCAATGATGCCTCTCTCAAATCCAGACTGCAATTGTTGAGCTAAAGTTCTTACTTGTGGATTTTGAGCATTTAGATAAGGAGCAAATGGGCTAGGAGCTTGTGCGCCTTCAGACATAATGCCAGCTTTTCTAATTGCTGCCTGTGATTCGCCAATATCTTTGATTAAGTCGAATCTGCCTAGAGCTTGTAAAGTAGGAATTACTGACTTCATATCATATTTCATGCCTACTAGCTTTTGACCGCCCATTGCATAATCTTCGCCCTCATAAGTAGGTGATGCAGGGATCTGCTCATAAACTGGTTGTGCTGCACTTGCTAATACAGATTTAATCTGTTGAGCTTCATTCTGCTTTCTTAGCATTTCAGATACTTGGCTTGCTGTAAGCATATCTTTTAGAGTCTTATCCATGCTTGACTGGTAGCCACCAATACCACCGATAAGAGCCTGACCGATTGCCTGACCTGTTCCTACTGGTCTAGCTTGCGCACCAGACAGAGATAGTAACTGTGCAATAGCATTTAATGCACCCATATTTAGGGCTGTATTCTCTGCCTTTTGCATTTGCTCTTGACCAAGCAATTGAGCTAATGGGTTAGTTCCTAATAGTGCCATTTTGTTATCCTAATAATGAATATACATTCGGAGTAGATACTCTTTGTTGCAATAAAGATAGTGTTGGTGAATAGTCCACCATGCCTCTTGGAGCTACCTGTGGCATCTGCATACCTTGAGGAGTTTGAGCCTGTGGTTGTTGTCCTAGCAATGTCTGACCTAATCTCAATGCTCTTTGTGCATCACCCAAGCTAAGAGATGCAGGAGCAGTTACACCTGCCATTCCTGCTGTTCCTGCTGGTAAAGCTGATGCTCCACCTAAGTAGCCTAAACCACTTGCTGCACTAGTTCCTACACCACCCATTCCTGCACCTAATGCAGTACCAGCCAATGAGCCTGTGCTAATACCTGTTCCACCAGCAGCACCTGCTGTAGTTCCTGCACTTAATCCAACTCCTGTAGCACCAGAGCCTACTGCACCTGTTGTTGCGCTACCAAGAGCTTGTGATCCTAAAAAGTCTGTAGCACCACTTGCAATAGCAGCTTCTGTAGCAGTTGCAGCACTCGCACCAGCAGCCGCAGCCTCGGTAGCAGTTGCTCCACTAGCCAAAGCACTAGCCTCTGCAGCATTACCTGCAGCAATGGCTTCAGCACCTAGATAAGCACCACCAGCCAAAGCAGCTACAGTAATCCATCCCCCCGGAATTTCCTCATTGACCTTATCGTCAATCCATGAGCCAGCATCCTTAACAGGATCTACTACTGCATCTACTAAGTTGTCTATTGGACTACCGCCACTCATAGCTTATTCTCCACAATTACATACTTTTCTGTAAATCCTAATCTTCTCAAAAGTCTAGCAATTGATTCTCTTGCTGCACCTTGAACCTTAGTAGCTCCTTGAACTTTTAGTAGTTCTGTGAACTCCTTGTAAATCTGCTTGTCGCTTATAAACTTACCACCAATTGTGGTAATAAAAGCAACTCTGTCATTCGGATAGTTTTGGAAAGATACTGTGCAACATCCTTTAATCTGTCCAAAATCATCTAAAGCAACTATTAACTGCCATTGTCCATTTGTTAAATAGACTTTAACTTGGTCTAGTGAGTAGTCTCCATCAGCATACTGTAAAGCATCCTTAATGAATCTACTGACTAGATTCCAAGTTTGTGAAACGAAGTTTTTATTAACTAGTTTTAGAATAACAATTTACCCAATACACCGCCTAAACCAGCTCCGATAACACCTTGAGAAACTGGGTTCATCAAGCCACTACCACCTAAGAACTGACCACCTAAGTATCCTAAACCAGCACCTGCTAAACCACCCATCAAAGGATTTCTTGGCATAGTGGTACTTTGTGTCTGTGTGCCAAAGTTACCCATAGGTGAACCATAAACTGAAGATAAGTAGCCAGATAATTGCTGGTATGGTAATTGCTGACCAAAGTTGAAGCGAGCCATCTGCTCTTGTAATGGTTGAGCTGCGATTGCTTCTCTTGCTGCACCAACTTGTGCCAATTGCTGAGAAGGCAAGAACTGCTGACCATAAATCTGAGGAGCTGCTGATGCTAATTGAGCCTGTGCCAATTGAGCTTGTTGTTGTAAGCCTCTCTCTTGCTGATACTGTTGTCCTGCGATATTAGAAGTAATATCACCTAGACCTCTTGTGTAGGCTTCTGTGGCTTGACCTAAAGCACCTTGCATAGCATTAGAACCATAGCGACCAGCTTTAGAATAAAGACTAGCGATCTGTGGCAATACCTGATTAGAGAACTGTTGCTCCAATGGTCTTGTAGCAGCTTGCATCATTTGAGCTTGGTAAGGGTTTCCACCTAGGAATGAACCACCGGCAGTCGCACCAATGCTACCTAAAGACTGTTGGTAGGCTTGTTGAGCCTGTTGCAATACAGGACTAGCCTGAGTTGCCAAAGCCTCTTGTTGAGCCAAAGCCTGTTCAGTCTGAGCAGAAGGGCTTACAAATGTCTGACCTTCAAAGAACTTAGGTTGCTGACCTGTCAAGAATAGACTTTGCGCCCTCTCTAAACCTTGGGTAAGGTAAGGAAGTAAGGCTGGATCTATATTTGATGTAGATGAAGTTGTCTGAACTGCCATGGTGTTTTCCTCTTTATCCTACTACTATATATTTGTAAGTCTTATTTGCTGTATCGTTAGCAAAATGAGACAGGGTTGCGCTTCCATTGGTCTGGGAGCTGATATAAACATTACCTGATGATAGTGGTGCTATATATTGAACTGTAGTAATCGCTGCAGGTATCGCAGGTCTTGGGATACCAGTATCTGCGACATAATGCTCTAATGCTACATCTGTGCTACTTGTTGTTCCTGCAATCTCAACATATTGCCCTGCTTGCATCTCAATAAAGGTATTAACTGTGCCAATGACATGGCTAGGATTACCCTCACTTTTGCGAGCAGGAATATCAAATCTACTAGCACTTCTTGGAACATCTGTGCCATTCAGTCTAAACCAGACATCTGCATATTGAGCAGCATTGTTGTTATTTACTAACTGTATTGAGAACTGGACATTGTAGATGCCATAGTTCCTGACATAAAGTCTTGAGCTATTAGCTAGATAAACACCACTTGCTTCTTCTGTTGTGTCATATACCACTACCGCAGTAGAGCCTACACTCGGAGATAACTGGTCTGAATTGTTTGTAAAGCATCCATAAGGAGCTGCATCACTCTCGGCAGCATCACTAGATGGAATTACTATGATTACTGAATCTATACCAATGCGAGCATCTGTAATTGTTGTGCTTGTTGCCCACCCTGTAGCCAAGGTAACAAGACCTGTATTGTTGGTCTTGCCATTCATAATGCCATTGACTACTTCTGCTATACCCCTAGGGTCTGAGCCGAATGGTGGTAAAACTCGAAACATTATCGACCACCCATAGGCACAATTTCTACATCAGCACCAATGATTGAGTCCCAGTTAGCACCAGTAGGGTTAAATTGTAGTCTGTGGTATCTTCCCATACTTCTTACTGAAACCCTATTCTCTGAATCGGCTGAAGTTGCTGAACCAAAAACAACTTGGGTTGTTAGCAAGTCTCTAGAGAAAACAGCTACATCACAAGAACCATTGTCCACAATAGGCTGAACCAAAGTAATGGCAGTCTTACGATTTTCAAGAGACAGCTCTCCTGTCTGAATTGTAGCAGTAGAATTTGCTCCTGTAAATGTCACAACTTTGTTTCCTCGGACACCTGCAAATAGCAATTTACCACCTAGCCAAATCCTAGAATCCAAGCTAGTTCCCAAAGCATCAATAGAAGCAGAGATAACATCCAAGCCCTCTAGGGTTGTAGATGGGCTAGAAGATGAAGCCACTCGGTCTACATCTGTACCGCCAGATGACCATTTCTTAGTTTGGAAGTTATAAATCAACAACTTATTGACATTACCGCCCTGACCTTTAGCTGGGTAAGCCCAAATCACTAGGTTTTTAATAGGGTCAATGGCAGCCGACATATTGAACAAATACTCCTCATCAACATCTGAAAAGAAGAATCTGTCTACTTTTTCACCACCAATAGATGCCACAGTCTGACCATCACAGGCATAGAATCCATCATCTGCTAAGAAGAAAGTCATGCCTTGATACTGAATTACTGAGTTAGCCTCATAGCACCCTAGGTTTCTAGAGATATTGTCGAACTGGAATACCAATGGACTGCCGACATAAGTCATGCGATAGATTGATCTATCCATAAGAATCAAACCAAATTCACCACCTGTAACACCAACAATAGAGCCACCATCAGGAATCTCTTGGTAGTCTGACTGAGTTGTCGCTGAGTCAGTCCAAGTTGTCTCATTGTTTATGCCAGACCACTTAACTCTAAATGGGTAGTCTGTGCCAATATGACCTGACACCACAAAGTCTCGAACTACTGTGACATAGCGAGCTTCTGGAGCATCAGCAGCCAAATCAGCCCAAGCTGTAGAAGTTCCTAATAGCCATCCTTGTAATCTATCTGCACCATTGGCTGCAATCACTCGGTTACCAAATTGGGTAAATCTCCATCTTTGGTCTACAGGAGTTGCATAAGTCGCACCTGATACATCATCCAAAGACATATCTGCAGAATCTAGCTTGTATAGGTTTGTTTGGCTACCAGCAAAGATAGTTGTAGATCCATCAGGGTTTTTACCAGCTACTACATTGTTTAATGGCTCAGAAGCTGCCTGAGTGTAGTCCACAGCAGAAGGAATACCGCCATAGCCAATAGCTCTTGAGTAGACATTATCTGCCTTCATTAAAGCACCGGTTACAGATGGTTGGTCTGGTAACCACTCACCAAAGGTTATGCGCTGATTTGCCATTGTTCATTTCCACTTGTTGAAGCAGTCCAGCTTTCTGAACCTGCTGAGATTTCTGTCCAAGATTCATTACCTGCAGTTACATCAGTCCAGTTAGGATTCTCTGGTGTTTCCGGAGTCCAAGACTCACTACCAATAGAATCTAAGCTCCAATTATCACCTAGGATATTGCCCAAGCACCTGATAGTAGCTGAGTTATTAATTGAGCCTGATGCACTAAATACTGCATTTGCTGTGCTTGATACTGTTGCAATGCTTGTAATCGTTGCATTGCCTGAGTATTCAACACCGCCCAATGCTGTAACTGTAGATAATCCATTGATTGCTCCAGTTGAAGTTCTTACCCTGATAGAGTCAGCAGATACTGTTGATGAGCTACTAATTGATCCAGAAGCATCAAGAACCCTTGCACCATTACAACTTACTAAAGCAGAGCCTGTTACAACACCAACTCCTGAGTAAATCCTAAATGCACTAGCAGAAAGGCTCGCAGTTGAGTTTATTGCTCCTGTGCTAGTCCTTACCCTAAATGAGTCGCTAGATACTGTTGCAGAGCCTGTAATCGAGCCTAAACCACTATATACAGCATATCCATTGGCTTCTGTTTGTGCATTGCCTGTAATTGAGCCACTAAAGAACAATATTCTTGATGGGCTTGCAGTAACACTAGCTTCTGAGCTTACAGATCCTGTGGCTAATCTTTCTCTATATCCACTTGCTGAAACTAAAGCATCTGCAGTAATACTTGCAGGATTAACAAAATAAACAGTTACCGAGCCATTCCATAGCTCACTATCAAGGGACAGGTTAAGGTTATCGATTGAACCTAAAGCATCTAAGGCTTCTAAAGTCCAAGTGCCTGTAACTCTGTCCTCATACCAGTCTAGGTCTAGAGAATATTTTAAATCATCTAGGCTTCCAAACTGGTCTAACTGTTCTAAAGTTAGTGGCATTATGCCAAGGTGACTGACAAGTTACCAGAAGCAATCTTGAAGATGTCTCCTGTAGCAATTGCCTTAGAAGTATCTAAAGCTGTATGGAATAGCAAGTTGCCAGATGTCTGAGCATCATGGATGCCGATATGAGTCACAGTACCCCAGCTATCTGTAGCTTGTGGGAACTCTACCGCAGCACTATTAGTAGTCACACCATTGCTAGGTGAACCAAAAGTAACTGCTGTGCGAGCATAAGAGCCACCTGATACTTCTGTGCCAGAGCCAGCATCTGTAGGATTGCTAGTAAAAAGACCTACATAAACTGTAGCTGGGCTTGTATAGCTTGAGTTGCGGAGAACTGCATTAATAACTGCATTTTCCAAATAGTTTGACATTTCAGCCATGATATTTCCTTATCTTGAAGTAACTTTCATTTGTAATGGGACACCGCTATATTCTGAACCTTCATCTGCCTCAGAGATAGAGTTAATGGCTCGGTCATAAAGACTAATCCATAACTGAACCCTAGCATCATTGATGAGATAAGGCTCTGCCTCTGCCAATGCGCCATAAAGTAGAGCATCAGGGTAGTTGGCTAAGAATACATTGCTTGCATTGCTATCTGACAATACAGCAGGTTTGGCATAGTAAAGAATCTCTAGTGTTCTTGATCCATCAGGAATAGGAGCAAATAGGAACTCTGAAGCCAATACTGTGTAGTAAACAGGTAAGCCAGACTCATCTGCCCTAGCATCTCTTGTGAAGGCACTAGGAGCAAGATAAGTTACAGGCATCCTTGGGTTACCTTGGATATATAAATCTCTAACTTCAAGAAAATCTGTAGGCAATGCAACTTTGGCATCACCACTAGTCATTGGAGAAGTGGCTGACTTCAACATCTGTCTTGTTCGCAACTCTCTAGCAAGACGAGTTTCAGCTAAAGTAATAAAGTCAGGGATCTGAGAAGTCAAATCTGTGCGACCTAAGTAATTAGCTATTGTGGTCTTTAATGCCGAGTAGTTTGTGAAAGCCATAGTTAATCCATTTCTATATTGTGCCATCCATACTGGTAAGAGCCAATATGCTTAATTTCCTGTGATAAATCATGGTCTACATAAGTCTTAAAGCCAGCATCTGAAGCCTTAATACAGAAGTAGATGTCCTCACCTAGAATCTTACCTTGTGGCAATTGCTCAAAGTAAAACCAAGGTTTCTCTAAATCTTTAAATACACAGGCATCAATTAGCATGACTCCACAGCCTATGCCATCTACTATTTCAATACCTGTCTTGCCTTTAGAGAATACTGGATGCCATACGACATGGTCATCAAATACCTCTAGTGTCTTAGCTGTAGGCTTGACCGGCTCGGATCGAGTGGTCGCATTAACACCTACAATTGCTTTGTTGTGGTTTAACAGTTTAATCAGGCTATTTTTAGGGAATCTCATATCTGCATCAATGAACAGAATATGAGTGCATCCATCTTCTAAAGCCGATTCCACCATATTGTTTCTTTGGTCAAATATCAAAGTCCCCATAGAAGTATAGAGATTGACCTCTATCTTGCTATTCTTATTTGTATAGTTCACCAAAGCTGCCAAATCAAAGGCAGTTCCTACTTCTACTTGTCCCCTTGCAGGGATACAAATTCCTACTCTAGACATTGCCACCCCTTGTTCTCCAAACCTTGTTGTCTGGGTCATTTAAGAATCTTCTAAAGGCTTCTTTGTCGAGAACTGCATAGCCTCGCATAATGCCTTTTTTGTTGAGTTCATCAATGATGATGTCAGGGATAGTAGCGATATGGTTTCTAGGATCTAAAACATCTGAACCCCAGCCAGTTTTCTCGCTTCTTTCGTTATATTTCTGTTTGTTTATATCAATTATCTGGCTTAAATCGACTTTAGTCTCAATGACTAGTCCACCATCACCATCTGCATAAACATTCTGATTTTGTTTGAGTTTGCCTAGTAAAGACAAGTTGCTCTCCTAAGAAATTGAGGATGGATTTCTCCACCCCCAATTCTACCAACTATTTCGCAATAGTCAATTAAGCTGCATTAAGGTCAAATGCGCCACCATGAGCTGCTTCATTGCGAACTTCTAGTGTCAATTCAGCCAAGATTTGAGTCTTGTCTGAGTCACCAGCTTTTGCCAATTCGATAGTCTGGAATGGGCGCAAGTATGCAAGAGCTGCATATTCTGGATCTAACAATAGAGCATCACGAGTGCGCATAAAGCGGTTAGGAACAATGCTGATTTGACCGAAGTCTGACTGATAGATGTCAGCACCAGCCAAGATTGTTGCTTGACCACTTACAGGAGCTTGATAGCGAGTAGCTGCCAAACCTGTGAAGCCTGATACAGTTTGCTTCAATGCTGGAGAAACCAACAATACTGAAGGTGTGCCACCAGATGAGAATACTTCACGAACTACCTCTTTCAACATAGCTTCTGTGAAAGTGCGAGTTGTGTCAGCATCTACACGAGCAGATACACCGATAGTTGTAGGATCAGCACCAGCAGTAGTTGTACCAGCACCTACTGAAGTGTTTGTCTTAATGAAAGACAACAATGATGACATCTTGCGAGCTGTGTTTGTGCCATTACCAGCAACTTGAGCTTGGTTAGCATTGATGATAGTCTCGATGTCTCGCTTGATTTCAGCAGAAGCCTTAGCCAACTGATAAGCCTTCTCAGACTTGCGACCAGCCTTGTCTACTGACTCCAAAGTGCCAGAAACTTGGATTGTCTTACCAACGATTTGTGTCAAGTTGCCAAGACGAGTTGTTGGAGACATTGTTGCAGAAGTAGCATCAGCACCTTCAACTAAAGCATTAGCAGTAGTTGCAGCAGCCAAGCTGTCAGTCTGCCACTCATGGTTTACAGCAGTAGCTTTTGTCTTACCAATAGATGACATTACTGGTGTATCTGTTGGGCTGATGTTGTAGATTACATCTGATAGATCTTCACGCTGACCAACAGCGTCATATTTTGTATATGTAGGCATTTCTAATTTCCTTTAAATAAATTTTTCAAATAATTTAGCAGCATCTCGCTTATTGCCTGATTGCTTTAGCTTCTGAAACTGCTTCTTCATTGCTTCTTGCTCAGAGCTACCCTGTGGTTGAGCTGCTCCAGCTTTTAAAGTCTTAGGAGCTTCGGATACCTTTTTAGTGGCTACCCCTTTGCCCTTCATCAACTTCTCATATTGCATGGCTTTGTAGAGTGTCTGAACTGCTCTTGCATCATATACATTAGCTAGTTCTTGGTCTGAGAAGCCGATTGACTTTGCATAGGATCTAATCTCTTTGCGAGCCAAGTCTGCCTTTACCTCATCCCTAAACTCAGGAATCCACTCCTTGAGCTTTTGAGCCTCTTGAGCCAAATGATTCTTTAGCTGTTCTTGCTGTTCAGACTGTTGCTGTTGAGCAATGCGCTGTTTCTCAGCTTGAACTGCCTGTAGTTGCTTTTCTCTTTCTGCTCTCTCTGCGACCTTAATCGCATAGCCAATAGGATCAGACTCTTTCAATTCGGATAGATTCTCATTGTCAGGGTTCTGATTGAGCATCTGTTCGATTATCTGTAGTCTTTGAGCATAAGTGTCTCGCAACTGTTTAGCTTCTTCGATTCTCGCTTTCTCGGCTTCTACAGCCTTGCGAGTCTCAGCCAAAGCCTGAGTTTTCTTTGTGTAATCTTTTGTGCGACTGTAACCTTGCTGAAGCTCCTCTAAGGTGACCTCAATCTCCTCATTGTCTACTTTGACTTTGAATCGCTGGGGTTCTTGGGTTTCTTCTTCTTGGTATTCAGTTTCTTCTGCATTTTCATCTGTGTAGTCCTCTGAACCATCCTCGGCTGAATATTCAACTTCTTCCGATTCCTGCTCTTGTTGGTCTACCTCTGGTTGAGCTTGCGCTTCCTCAGTAGGTGAGTCCATCAAAGACAAAAATGCACTAGCTGCTTCGTTTACACTAACACTTCCATTTGGATTGGTGTTTTCACTCATTTTTTACCTTTCGGTTGTTTACAAAATCTTCCATTTCTTATCTTTAATCTGCTTATCGTCACCGATAGCTTGGATGCTAGATAAGAGTTCCTCGATAGCTCTGTATTTGATTAATGACTTCTCTCGGAAATCAACATCATCTTCATCACTATTGAATATGTTGTTTTTATACAACAGTTTTTGGTTTTCCACAAGCTCCATGAAAAACTCATCACTTAGTAATACTCTTGCTCTTTCCGATTTGTTCATAGATTAGGAATATTTGGAGTATTGGTTAATTGTGCGCCAACTTGCAAAGCCTTCAACTGAGCTTCAGCTTGGAACTCTGCAGTCTTTAGCTCTAAGTCAGCCATTGCTTTCTCTCGCTTCAACTGGATTTCTGCCTGTGCCTTCTGTTGTTGCAACATCAAATCAGACTCAGCCTTCTGTTGGGCTAGAGCCATCTCTTGTTGTGCCTTGGCTTGGTCAATCTGCATCTGAGCCTGTGCTTGAGCCATATAAGCCTGTACCGCAGGATCTACTGGAGCTTGCTGTGGTTGTGGGTTAGCAATGGCTTGCTCTAGCTCTGGTGGAATCTCTTTGAAGAACTCACTACTGTCTTTATATCCAGCAGCTTCAATGAATCTACCTAGAGTTTCTCTGTATTGTGTCAATGTCACTAATGGGTTGTTAAAGCCCTGAGTGCCTAGAATCTGCTCTTGCTTCTGTAGAACCATAGCCACCATAGCCATTTGTTCTTGTTTGTTGCCTGTTCCTAGACCGACATTGATAGAGATGTCAAAGCCATTAACCCATTCTCTTGGATCGATAGAAACATACTTGCCTCTCAATCGGATAACTCTAGCCTTGTCTTGGTATTTGCAAAGTAAGTGCAAAATCTTCTCAAATAGGTCTTTTACACCTGTTTCAGCAAAGATTCGAGCAATCATCTCTACCTTACCTGCGGCTGCTGATTGCATTGCTGCAACTGCTGTAGCAGTAGTGTTTTGTAGGATATTCGGATCTAAGCCTTGTTGTGCATCATTTACACCAGTTCTCTTAGACTGAACTTGGTCTAGATACTGGAGCATTGGGAATGACTGGCTTGCAGTAGGTGGAACTGTCAATGGAACAATCGCATTAGGGTTCTTGATGCGAACCACACCACCTGCTGTAACTGTCAGCATATCATCTAGGTTTACTTGACCTTCAACAACACCCATGCGAGCATTGTTTGTAAGGTAAAGGTTGTCTAGGATTTGTCTTGTAACTGTAGACTTAATCAACTGTAAGTCTGTTGCTCTGTCTGCCAAGCTATGACCAAAGAACTTGTGTGGCATAGGAATAGGGCAGATTGATGCAAATGGCACAAAGTCCACTTCTTCATTGTCTAGGATCTCTTGACCTGCATAGACAATCTTGCGGAGTTCTGCAATACCATCTTCATCCATATCTACCTTGAGATAGCACTCCATCACCTCTACATCTTGCATAGAGTGGTCTAGGCTTGCTTGCTCATCAGGCATCTCGCCTCGGTCAAATCGAGCTACTCTTTCCTCAGAATAAGTTAGGTCTGAGTAAGAAGGCAGGTTAGCTACTTTCTCTTTGTCAAAGCCCATTGCCACCAACTCGCTTCGAGTGGTTAGCTTTCTGTGGGCTACAAAAGGAGCATCACCAATGGTTCTAGCTTTCTTAGAGATTAAGAACTCCTCTGGTGGGACATTCTCAACAATCACCTTACCATTCTTCTTTGTGCGCTTTAGCTTGACATTGTATGAAAACACCGGTGGAACTGGCATACCTGTCATTGGGTCTTGACCAGCAGGAGCTACTTCTTCCATCTCTTGATCGACCACTTCTACTTCTGGGTCTGCCAAAAGCATGGTCAATTCTTCTTCATTTAGATTCTGATACTTCTCTTTGGTTACATCAGTCTGCTCATCCCAATAGACTTTGACGATACCATTCTTCTGTAGCAAAGCATCCTTGAACCAGTTATGGAACAGGATAACACCTGAGTTGTCATGGTTTAGCACCCAATTGACATACTCAGTAGCTTGTTTAGCCTTCTCCTCGTCACCAGCACCTTTAGGCTCAAAGCGAACCATCTCATCTGATGAAGTAAATACTCTCAATAATTGTGGCAATGCACCATCTACTACTTCTGCTACTTCACCAGTAACAATAGAGCTGCGACCTTCGACTTCATTGCCATAGGGTTCTCTGTTGTAATACTGGAGAGCTTTTCTTCTCTCATCAGTAGTCTCAGTTTCAATGAAGCCAAGAGAGTTATCAATCTCAGCTTCTAATATGCCTTTGAGAGTATTGTTATCCATTTATACAATCCATTTCGTATTAATTTGTATTGGTTTAGACCAAGAACTTTGAGTGTTATCTAATCCTATTGCCAAATATCTAAAGGCATCTGATCCATGAGAAGCCCAGTCATGCAAAGGCTTTTCATAGAAAACATTGCGCTTTTCGTCATATTCTCTCCTATAGTTTCTCAGACAATCAACTCCTTGTCTAACTCTAGGCATATTGAACCAACACTTCGGCAATAATCTTCTGACAGCTTGTATGCCATCATCTACAGATAACCTAGGTAAAACATCTACATTTAGCCCTGCACCTTGTAGCATCTCTAACCTAGACTTCCCTGTTCCTAATTCTCTTACTGAGACATCATGCGGTAGCTTATGAGAGGCATTAGTCCAATTGTTGTCTTTAATCCAATTGACATACCAATCCAAGCCCTGTCCATGATTCTCTACATAGTCCATGATCCTGACTTCTTGACCTGTCATCTGAGCCACCCAAATAGAAGTTGAGTCACCCATTCCCAAGTCCCAAGCAGTAAATGTCTGGCATAGGTCATCTCTTGTAACCTCTACCATTCTGCCTTTTTCTTCCAAGTCATTCATCAGCTTGCCATAGTAACTGCCTTCTACTGAAGCATGGAAGCTACACTCGAACTCTTGCTGATACTTATCCTCTCCCATCTCAGCCCTAGCTGCATTAAGCTCTGACTCCGGAACTAGCTTTGTCTCGCTTGCCTTGAACTCTAGCAGTCCCCACTCAGGAGTATCTTCTGCTCGGTCTCTTAGGTCTTTAAAATGGTTCTGTCCCTTTGGTGTTCCAATGAACAAACACCAGCCCATTCTGTCGGCTAGTGCAGGTCTTAGAATCTCTGTCCAAATCTTAGGGTTCTGGTCACCAATCTCATCTAGGATGACCCCATCAAAATACTGTCCTCGGAGTGAATCAGGGTTATCAGATCCATATAACTGGATTCTTCTGCCCATGAAGTCTACTCGCAACTCAGAGATATTCTCTGTGCCACCTAAAGGTCTTGCATACTTACAAAGGTAATCCCAAGCTACTCGCTTTGCCTGTCCATAAGTAGGAGCAATATAAGCATACCTAGGGTTTTCCTTAGTATTGAGAACTGCATCCTTAATCAGATGGTTAATCGCACTAACTGTCTTACCCATTCTTCGGTGAGCTACCACTACCCCAAATCTATGGTTATCCATTAACTCATGGATCTTGAGTTGTGGCTCTCTAGGCTTGTAAGGAATGATTACTTCTGCCAAGTAACCACCATCTTTAGGTCTTGACCATCAGCACCACTAATCTCTTGTTTGAGTCTGTCTGAGTATTTCTTTGGGAATCTTGCAGCCATGCTTCTAGACCATAATCCTTGGTTTAGTTTAGCTGCATCTTTCTCCTCAATCATATAAGACTGAGCCATTTCTTCCCACCATGCTTGCTCATAGGCTTGAGCTTCTTCCAAGGCATGACAAAAATCCTCATATTCTTTGCGCCATCTGCATAAAGTTCTATAAGAAACATTGAGTTGCATTGCCATTTGCTCGAATGACTTGCCTAGCTTGCCAAGCTCTATAACCTTGTCACAAAAACTAGGGTCATAGTCTGTTGGTCTGCCTACTGGGTTCTTTACTTCTTCCATTCCAATCCTCTGAGGGTGTTGGTTGATGATTGTTTAAGTTTATATTAACTGTTGTTTTTATGCAACACTAGTGAAATGTCGGTCTATCCCCAATGAACTGTATCCTGTCTGTGTTTAGTTCATCAGCTAATTCTAGTAAGTAAGGATAGAGTTGGCTTAAGAATATATCTTTCTCTGCCAAGCTATCCCATTGTATTTGTAAGTTCTTTAGGTGAACTACTACCATTTAACCTTGTCTGCCCAGTAAGCTGCACTCATCTTGCCTTTAGCAATATTGGCTGAGTGTCTAGCCTTAAATGACTTTCTTCTTGCTTTATCAGCCTCGGACTCACCTTTCTTAGCTGGTGATCCTGATACTCCTTGCTGACCAAAGCGGATTGTCTTAGTCTTATCACCTTCTTTTGCCACTACTACATGGCTTTTAGTAGGATGATTTGGAGTTCTTTTTGGCTTGTTAAAGCCATCTACCCCAATTCTCTCAAGAATCTTGGCAGCTTCTCTGATCTTCATTTCTTGTAGCGAGCCATCTTAGATGCTTCACTCAAGGCAATTGCTAGGGCTTGGTCTTTAGATTTAACCTTTTTGCCAGAGCTAGACTTTAGTTTGCCCTCTTTGTATTCACCCATTACTTTGCCAACTTTTTTCTGGTTCATTTTCATTTTTTAGCCTTGTATGGTTTGGCTGTCTTTGCAGCAGCCTTGAAGTCTTTAGCACTAGGAGCAGCTTTGCTACCAGCCTTGTTCATCTTTTCACCAGAGCCAGCCTTGATCCTAGCTCTTTTTGCATGGATATTGCCATAGAGACTATTCTTCATAATCTTCTTCGGTCATTACCTCGAACTCATCACAGCCATTCTTTTCGCTGCACATAAACTCGAATTTGTCACAGAAGCCCATACCCTTACCCATACCGCAACTAGGTAGCTCTTTAGTGGTTACAAAGTATTCACAGTCCATACACTTAGCTACTGGCTTATCTGTATAGTTAGCGACCACTACCGCTTTGCGCTTGTTACCTTCGTTGATAACTTTGTCTTGTGTTGCCAATGGACAAGCAGAGACATCACTCTCAAGAAGTCCACCCTCTTTGCTCTCAGCCATCTTAGGCTTACCACCTAACAGACCTACCATGATTGT